GTCGTTTGATGAAAAACTCAGCACATAGAAAAAAGAAAAAGAAAAAATGATCGGTTTTACAACAACAGCTACTATTTCTGAATTAATAAACAAGAGATCTATCAGAGCAAAAAGAAAACGTACCAGAAAGAGTAAAATGCCCTCTAAAGGCAATTTAAAGGCTGTACAACGCCTGTTGCCAATAAAAAGGGTGAACTACTAGGGGAATGGCTAAGACCGCACAGGAACGTTTATTTCAATAATCTCTTTTATCTGGTCTAAACATTCAGTAACCCCGCCCTTTACAATAAAATGAGGTGTACCCATAGCTTTTGATTGCACCGCCCAAAGCTTTTGACTATCCGAAAGCCTACCTTTTTCAGTCTTCAACTCAATATAAAGTATTCTACCTTCTGGATATTCTACAATAATATCTGGACAACCAGACTTTAGACCCATCTTTTTCATCTTTAAATGATACCCAATAGACTTTTGACCTTCATTGGGAACGTGAAAATGACGAAAATGGTAGTATTTACACAGATAATTTAGGTAGTCATTACAGGCTATTTGTATGTCGGATTCTTTCATCATAGGGGGTAAGTTCTAAATTCTAATGAGATTGCACCCATTTAAGTTATAAAATTTACCCCCTACGCTATACAAATCGAATTGGAGTTCATTTTGTATATTCCGCTAACTTAGGAGGAATATCCTAAAAATACCAATAAAAACACCAAACCACAATATTTTTTACTATATGGGGGTTGACTATTGAAGAAACCTAGCTTAAAATCTAGGTTATTAATACTAATAATAATAATTGGAGTTCAAATTGACAAATTTACAAAGACATATAGATACCGCACTTGAGTTATCTTTTAATGGGTACTTCTTTTCTAAGTCACAACAGAAAGAAGCTTTAGACCATCTAAACAGAGCCTTTGACGCTATACGCAACACTCAATGGGATGGTGAATTAATGCAAAAAGCAACACCAGAAGAAAGATGGGAATTGAGTTGCGATATTCCTTCAAGCTTACATTTGGTCAAAGAAAAGCACAGACCCCTTTTTGCAAAGCTTTCTATGGATTGCGATACAATTTACAAATTGTTCGAGTACAGAAACGCTTTTAAAAACTTTGAAATCGTTCCACAAACAAAAGAAAACGATGATTATGCTCAAGTTATGCAGTTTATCGTTTCTGGTGTTCAATCAAACTTTCAAGATGATGGTCGAAACTACTTGAAAGAAAAGCTAGGCGAAGACCTATACAGACGAGTTCGATGGGATTGGCATTTTGTAAGAAACTCAAGAGGTACAGACTTCATCAGAGTATTTTGGTTTCTTGATGGTCGTATTACTAAGCTTCAAAGCATCTTAGCTATGGGGGTGAAATAATGTGTAATAATTGCAAAATCATTGAAGACACTAGGCTTCAAATCAGAAAAGAGCATGGTTCATATCTTTGGACAGTTCCCTTTAAAGATTGGAAAGTTGCTAACCCTAGTATTGTAGATGCTTCTATAGCTTGTAAGGCTGATAAAGATGCCAAAGAACAAGCTAGGCAAGATAAACTAGCTGAAAAGCACAAGAATGAATATGTCAATAATGATTTGTTTTTTATTTGGGATGAATACTGCACCACCCCACAAAAGATTGAGTTCTGGAGAGATGGCAAACCTTATGGCTACAATGAATGTTACAGGTGCGATGGTCGTGGTATTTATCACTTTTTCACAACTATGGGTGCTAGTGGTGGCACTTGTTTCAAGTGTCATGGTGAGGGGAAAATTCAATCTAGGCTATATCTTAAAAAAGAAATGAAATGGCAGAAGTCAGCCAAGCTTAGACTTGATGCAAAAAGAATAAATCATTATGACATTCTTATTGAAGCTGATGCCCTAAAAAGGATTGCTTACAACTACTCTGAAAAGGGTGTAGCACAAAGAGCAAAAAGATTATCTTGGAAGAAAGACAAGATACTTACAAAGAACAAGTCAGAGTTTGTTGGACAAGTAAAGGACAGGGGTACGTTTGACCTTACCCTTACTTTCAGAAAAGGCTTTGATACAGACTTTGGTGTAAGCTTCTTGAACACTCTTAAAGATGCTCAAGGAAACGTCTTCACCTATTGGGGTAATTCCTTCCTTGATGTGGAAGTAGATACCACCATCACAGTCAAGGCAACCATCAAAGACCACAAGGAATATGATGGAACTAAGCAAACAGTAATCAACAGACCTAAAATCATAGAGGGGGTAAGCTAATGATAGAACAACCAACAAAAATAGGGAACACAACGCTATATACAGCTAGGGTTCTCAATATGTCGGTGGCTAAATATTATGGTTTAGTAAAAGAATATTGCCAGATCGTTACCAAAGCTAGGGAAACCAACAAAGAGGATTTAGAGAAGAATGGGTTACAAGCAGAACTGACTCTTTACTTCTCAGTTAAAAAACATTTAGACCAGTTGGTTTTACAAAAGCTTATGAAAAATAAAATACAAAAATTTGGAGCAAGTAAAAGATGAAAAAGTTATTAGAAATTGTTTTTGATAGTGCATTTTTAATTATGCTTTTTGCACTTGGTTATTTCTTTTTAGTGGCTTTTACATAGACATAACCCAAAAAATAGAATAGGTTTTAAAATGAATTGGAGTTCACATGAAGAAATCAAAACTAATTTTCACTTTATTGTCAGCCGTTATTATTGGTGGTTGTTCATCAATGCCAATAGTTGATAGTAGAGGAAAATCGTCGGCAAATATCAAAGGCGATATGAACCGATTTCACGATGATTATTATACTTGTAAAAGCTTAGTACAAGACCAGACAAGTTACGTTTGGGATAAGAGCAAAGCAGTCTATAATGGTCTAAGGTGGCGAGTGCTATGGCTTTCACCTAAAGCAAATACCAGAAAGGATTTTGTTAATAGGTGTTTAGAGGGTCGTGGCTATAATGTAATCAATAAATAATAAGGAATAAGTAAATGATAATAGATAAAATATTTGATAATACAAAAGATGGAGTACCAAACTACTCTATCGACTTAATAGATGGCACTAGGCTTTACTATCGGGGAACAGTTATGAACCCCATGCCACAAAAGGGCGATGCGATAAACTATACAGTTATCAATACAAAAACGTCAGCTAATGGTAATCAATACACGAATATAAAAGATGTTGAGATAGCATCAATGCCAGATAATGGACAGGAGTCGTATCAACAACCCCAATATACACCGACACAACCGCCACAACCAATGCCACAGGCTAATAATACCTTTACTCCTAAACCGCCCTCAAATGGCTTTAATAAAGGGGATACGCAATCTCTTTTTATTTTTGTCACAGGAATTGTAGGACGATCGATGCAATCAGGACATTTTTCGATAGACGATATTGAGCAACTTACCAAAAATGCAGTTAGGGCATTTAATGAAAACCTTAAAGAACTATAAAAAGCTCTTTTCCGACTTTTGGGGGTATCACGAAAACGATATCCCCTTATGTTGGAATTGTCATAGAGAAGTGGCGGTGGATATTCATCACTTAATACCTAAGGGCATGGGTGGAGTCAAAAACAACAGGCTGAACCGCATAGACAATCTTTACGCCCTATGTCGCAAGTGTCATACGCTTGGTCATTCAGATAAAGAACTTAACGAGCAGTGGAAAAAAGATTTATTAGAACGCATTGAATGGAAAAAGGAAAATCCCGATGGTTGGTGAAAAGTTATGCAAAGAGGTAGTGAGTATCGTTGAAACTCGCGGACGAGATTATGGCGATATAAAAACAAATCATGAGGAGATCGCTAAAGGGTGGTCAATAATACTAGGAATAAAGATACAACCGCATCAAGTGGCTTTGTGTAACGACTGGCAGAAGACAGTAAGGTTAAAGGCTAACCCAAAGCATCACGACTCATATAAAGACAAAATCGGTTATATGATAACCTATTCGGAGTGTATAAAATGAGCGATATTTATTCACTTCAATTTGACCCACATAAAATATCACACCAATTAGAAGAACTTGGGATGGTATTTGCGGATTTAGATACAGCCGTAGAGCTAATGAAAAAAGAAGAAAAGATGATTGTTGCGGAGTTAACGCTTCAGTTTTCCAGACAAAAAATGTATAAAAATATGAAAGAGTTAGATGGGTTAATTTTTACCCATGAAAAGTTTAGGGATTTTACTAATAGATATAGTGAAACCTTAAAGAAAAGGAACAGAGCCAAAATCAGGTTTGAGTCCTTTAAAACTTTTGTTGACAATATTAGGACTAAAATTGTGAACGAAAGAATCATGACGCAAAATAACTTATAGAAAGGAGTTACAATGTCAGAATCACAAAACAAACAAATCTTAGAGTACCTAGAAATAGGGAACAAAATAACCCCCTTAGAAGCTTTGAACAATTTTGGTTGTTTTAGACTTAGTTCAAGAATATTCGATCTAAGGCAAAAGGGTCATAATATCATCACTCACAAGAAAAAAGTCGATGGAAAAACCTTTGCGGAATACTCATTAGAAAAGGAGAATAGCAATGGTTGAATATGATAACTCAAAAACCTTTTTTGAATTTGAAATGGAAAGAAAAATCAACAAGCAAAAAGAACAAGGTTTATCAATACATTCAAACGAAATAAAGGTAATGGATAATCTTTTAGATGCTCTCAATGAATATATAACAAGGTTTGGTAAAGAAAGTAATGTGTATGCGGATTGCGTTCTTCTTTATGCTCAGATCAATAAGAATAAAAAGAAAACTAAAGAGTATATGGATTTGCTATGAGGGAGCATTTCGAAAAGTTTGATTTGTTGCCTTTATCCTTCTCACATTTGAATGAGTTCGCTTTTTATCGTGAACGATGGGCATTAAGGCGAATATTTGGGTATGAGTTCCCTACCAGTGCATCAGCCGTCAGAGGGCAATCTGTGGAGTCTGGCATTAATATGTTTCTAAATGGATTACCGCTAGAAGAAGCCACAGAAAAGATGGTTGCTGAGTATGATACAAACTGTTCTAGGATAAATGACCCGAAAACAGAAGATGAAAGAAATAACTTAGTGCCACTATTAAATCTAGGTACTAAGGAGTTTCAGAAATACGCTTACACTTGGAATCTATTAACCTACCAAAAGAAGGTAGAAGTAGAGATAGAAACCATACCTTTCGTGGGTTATACGGACTTTCACTTTGAGGATAAGAAGACCAAAGAAGATTTTTATATTGATTTGAAAACGTCTAAAAACCTTCCCCAGAGAGTTAGCATTTCCCATGCAATGCAACAATCCATCTACCAAAAAGCGACAAATGCGAAGCAAATATTGTGGTATCTAAAGAATCCAACAAAGACTAAGGATGCTGAATTTATTGCTATGTCTTTAGACGATTATGGTGAACCTATGCGGATATGTAAGCATATTTTAAAGGTGATGGGTAATTACCTAAAAACTGTAGATACCCCAGATGACGTTAGAAACTCTCTAGTGCCAAACCCCGATAATTGGATATGGAAAGAGCAGACAGTTCTTAACGCTAGAAAGGAAGTTTGGGGATACTAAACCAAGAAACCCCTTTAGGTTTCGACTTAGAGGGGTTATAATAAACTAAATTGGAGTTCGAAAATGATTATACACGAAAATTCAAAACCAACGCAGAAAATGAAAGCATGGTATTTATTCACAGAAGACTTTGTTGCAGGTACGCAACACCTTACAAATGAAGAAG